TAGACCCTTGAACTTTTCAACTGACCAACGACCGTTTGAGTCTGTGTCAAGGTCAAATGTACCAGCTGTTGTAACACCATACTGTGCGCCAGCTGTAGCTGTGCGATAGATTGAGCGAACAACTTCACGATTGATTTCTGCAAGGATTTCTGTTGACAGAATATTTGCAAGTTCTGTCTCAGCATCAAGACCGTGAACAGCCTTAAGATCCTGTGCAAGTTCCATTGTGTATTCTGCTTTCAGAGCGCGTGAACGTGCTGTAACAGTTACTTTCTCAATTGAGAAAGCCATTTCAGCGAAAGCATTACCTGAATCGTCGCCAAGAGCTTCTGCACGAGCAGTTGTCATACCTGCGCCAACACCGTATGTTGTTGCATCAGAAAGAGCGAATACAGGGTTTGTATTTGTCAATGAACCAGAAACGTTACCGTTAGCACCGGCTGCGTTTGTTGATGCGAAGCCTGTATTAGCTTCATTGAACAGAGCTTCTGTACCGCCCTGTGAGCTATACTTAGAACGCATTGCGAAGATAAGTCCTGTTGGACCTGTCATTGGCTGAACGCCGCAGATATCATAAGCAATCAGATTAGGAAGCGCACGACGAACGAGAGAGATAAGAATTGGGTCGTATGACGCAATGTTACCGCCACCGTAGTTATTTGTCGGTGCAGATTCGTTAAGCTGACGGCTTTCTTCTGCCATCGCCTTTTCTTGGTTCTCAAGAACCATCGCTGTGACAGCACGGCGATATGGATCTTTAATCTTGTTAAGACCGTCGTGGTCGAGAACTGGTGACCACTTGTTTTCTAACTGTTCTGATAAATACATTTTTTTTATTCTCCTTTAAAGAATGTATTACTATTTATATATTTCTTTTACTTAGGAAGAGATTTACCTAGTGTTCTTACATAAGCTGCCATTGGACCTTGCAGATTTTCAGAAATCATTCCCTTGCCATCCATAGATGACTCAGCTTTATCAAGAACATTGTCCTTCTTGACTGCTGTTGTTGGGAAATAATTTTCGCGCAATGTCTTAACTTTGGTAGCAAATTCTTCATCACTTGAATACTCAACACCTTCAGCAAGCGACCTTAGCTTTTCAGCTTGTGTTGCTGTTAGACCGTCCACAGAATTGTTGAATACTTCAACTCTGCGACTTTCGGATAGCATCTTATTGAGTGTAACGTTACGCTCAATTTCTTCGTTAAGTTTATTTTCAAGCTCAGAAACTTTATCTCCAAGTTCTTCGATTACAGAAACTTTATCTTCAGGAATGTCGATATAGTGTTCTGCGACTAGTGTGCGAAGGCCAGAGATGAACTCTTCTGTTAATTCTGTGCGGAGACCAGCTTCGATTGCAACTTCATTTTCTGCAACCCACTGCTCAACAACATAGTTAAGATAGTCATCTACATTTGAAGAAAGCTGTTCTTGAATCTGTGCAACTTCTTCCTCAAGTGTTTCAGCATAGGCTTCTTCAATAGCCGCTAGTTCTTGTTCAACTTTAGCTTTTACGGCTGCTTCGAAGATTGTCTTTGCTTTTTCTTTAAATTCTTCTGAAAGTTCTTCGCCTTGTAGAAGTGCCTCAACATCTTCTGACATATCGACTTCATAACCTTCCATTGCATCTTCTTCAATACCTTCTTCGATAACTTCGAAGTTTTCATCGATAGCTTGTGCAATTTCATCTTCTGAATAACCTTCAGCAACCATTTGGTCAATGAATGCTTCAAGTTCTTCTGAGATTTCAATTTCTTCATCAAATTCTTCGGCTTCTGCAACTAGTGCTGAATCATCTTGTTCCATATCTTCTTCCATAACTTCTGCTTGCTTTTTTACTGTCTCAGCAGGTGTTGCACCCTTACGTGACTGAGAAGAAGGCGAAACGTCCTTCTTAGTAGCGCCAGATGCTTTAGCTGAAGGAGGAACATCGCCCATCTTAGTTAAAGCTGGACCTAAATCTTGTGCTTGATTTCCTGGTGTTGACATAGCACCTGGATTTACAATTTGCCCTTCAACAGCTTTTGAATTAGGGCGAAGTGTTGCCTTATTCACAGTTGTTGATGTAGCATCGCGGTCTGGTGTAGCGTCGTTAGACTCTTTCATCAGAATCGCTTTTGCTGTTTCGGTTAGAGACTTACCCATATTAGAATACTCCTTTTTCTTGAAATATTTATATAAATTATAATTTTGAGATAAAATTTTGAAACACTTTTAGTGCAACATCTTCGTAATCTCTACGATGAGCTTCATTTAGTTGTTTCTTTGCTCTCTCGTAATCAATTGCCGTCCAGTTTCCGTTGGCAAGAATCCATTCTTTACCTTCGTGAATACCACGGACAAAAGCATCTGGTGCTGACGGATCTGCTACAATGTCTGCCGCTGTAGCAAGATGGTAGTCATCTTGAACTTGTTGATAGCCGTTATATGGCTTAAGAGACCCTACGCCTCTACAAGAAACTCCTAAATTTGCACCTGCATCTAAAAGACTTTTCACAATTTTACCATTTGGAGTATCTAATATTTGTGCTTTACCGACATAGTTATTACCATCTGGGTAAAGACTCTTAATCATGTGTGATACACGGTCAAGATTGATAGTTGGTGAATCTGGATGTCCAAGTTCACCGAACGCTCTATTCTGCTTGATATAGTTCGTATTATATCTAGCAACTTCACGGTCAACTACCTGTTTAGGATAGACACGACCGTTGCGATTCTGTTTTTCAGCTTGCATAAAGATACCTTCGATGAAGTATTTCTTATCTGCACCTGTACCTTCTGTAAGGTATTTGACTTCTGTAATTTCTTCTGTGATGAGTTTCATATTACTTTAATCCTAATGACTGTCTTTTTCTAAGTGAACGCTGACGCTTAACGAGTGTTCTTCCTAGTTTCATTCTTCTTTTAATCTTACCGCGCTTTTGACCTAATCTACGACGGCGTCTCTCTGCTGGAGACATTCTTATAAGTCTGCCGCTTCTCAGTGTCATGCCAGGAACGTTTGAAACTTTCTTACGGCGTTGAACTTTACCACCACGGATTCTAGCTTTAATTATATTTATACGGGCTTCATCTAGCTCAACATCTTCATTCAATGCATAATCTTTACCTTTAAATGAGAATGTTTTTTGACCTGATGTTTTTGATAGCTTCTTAGCATCAGCATATGCCGCATCAAACTGTTTGCCAATTTCTGATCTTGGTTTAGGTTGTGCAGATACAGTTTTTGGTGTTGCTTGTGTCATAGCTTTAGGTTCTGATACTGCTTTATATGCTGTGCTAGGTGTTGGTGTAATAGGTCTAGCAGGCTGTAAAGCAGAAAAGTTATAATTTTGCCAATTAGGATTTTTTGCAACTACATCTTTAGGTATAACAAAACTTGTTTTCTGTCTTTCGTCATCTTTAGAATATTGTAGATCACCTTTTTCACCAACTTGATTTCTAATAGTAGCATAAGCGCCAGCTTTACCTGAATCAATATCTTTCTGTAATCCAGCTTTTTTAGTTTTTCCATTGAAATCATATATGTCTTTAACTTCAACTTTACCGCTTGGCAGAGGTTTAACTCCAAAAGCACCAAGAGTTGCCTTTACTTGATAACCTTTATTCTGAGTATTTTTGGCCATTGTAGATAAATCATTTTGTTGTCCATAACCTACATCTCCTGGAGCCATATCTTTATAATCTGGATAACCAGTTTGAAAATATTGCTTATCTGGTTTTAATTTACCACCTGCCCTATCTCGTGCATTTGCACCAACATTGAGAATTATGTTCTGTTGGTCGGTGTCAAATTTTTTAACATCTTTAATTCCACCACCAACACCGGAAGCGTGTTTAGCTAAAGTTCCTAAATTTAATGGAAGTTTATCAAAAGCGGTTTCAGCATCTTTATTACCCAATACACTTTTTATTGTTTTAGATAAACCGGTAAATCCGCTTGCTGCCGCATTATATGGTTTACCTTGAACTAAATCTCTGGCAACATCCGTCATACTTTGGCCAGCAGTTTTAAGTGATGTACCTAAATCTTTATATGTTTGAGATGTTACACCTGCATTATCAAGAGCTTTTTGTCTGGCTATTTTAAACTTGTCTAGAAAACTTGTTTTAACATCTGCACCAGTTTCAGGTTTGTTTTTGTTAAATGATGGTTGACTTGGTACAGTCGGCGTAGATGATGTAGTATCTTTAATGTCTAAATCTTTTTTAAACTTAGCAAAACCTTGATCGCCCGATCTTGTTGGAAAACCATATTTTGTTCCGATGAGCGGTGAATTAATTTCTATACCACCAAACTTACCTGTTAAATCTGAATGTGCTTTCAATCTATCATTAGAATCTTCATCAATCTTCTTATCTTTTGCTTGTAACTCTTTATACTGAGCATCGAGTCGTTCCATTTCTTTGCGATACTTGTCGCTCGAATTTGGTTGAACACCTCTCTTCTTCATAGCTCTTTCAATCTTAGAAGCAGCCGATACATAACCTTTACCATACTTTTCTTCAAGTTCTACTTCTTCATTTCTTGCTTTTTTGATTTGTTCTTCTGTGGGTGCACCTTCTTCACCAGGTTTTCTCATACGTTCGCCTCTAGCTTTTTTAGCACGAATGTTTGCCCATAGACCAGGTCCTTTTTCTTCTATTACACCACGATATAGCTTTTCTGCTCTTGCACCCGTATTTCCATCAAATGCTTTACGAGTCATTGTTAACTGTTCAAGTTTAGCGCCAATAACTTTCTTGTTTTCAACTTTTTTCTTTTCTACAATAGATGACATTTTCTCTTCAAATAGAGATTTAGCATCATCATAATTCTTATTGAAAAGTTTGTTAATTAAATCGCTCATGTGAATAACGCTGGTCCTTGATTGAATGCTACAGGGTCTGCTGACTGCCCTGAGTCATAGTCTTGATTGTCTTTTCTTAAATCAACGAATAGTGTGAATACATCGCCTGATGCGGCTCCAGATGTTGTTAACAAAATGTCACCTGTGCTGTTAGCTTCAGGATTTCCTATTGTTGCAACATCACCCATGCTTTCAAAATTATAATCGAATGAACCTGTGTTAAATGTTACAATCTCTGAGTTTGAATCGCCATGCCACTGTAGCTTTACATAACCTGAAGATTTTGCTGTCCCGAAAATGCGCTTAACTTTAGTTCTATATGTTGGTTTAGGATGAACATTGGAAGACATAATCTTACCATTTGCATTAAGAGCATATCCAAGATTTGATACGTCGACCAAAACAGTGTTAGCTTGTGCGGTATCAACATACAAGAAAACATACTTTATCAATGCTCTCTTTTGATTATCAATTATTTTATGTTCTCTTATGATATTTGGCATCGTTCTACCTTATTTTCCTACTGAGAAATTAGCAACTTTAATGAAACTACTTTTATCTTTATTTATCATTTCCCTTATCGAAACTTTATTTTTCATATTCAATTTCGAATATGTCTCAAGCAATCTGTTTGCTAGAGTAGGGGTAACATATACAGAACCATCTTCAAACATATGAGTGTATGTCTCATTGCTTTCCGATATTGTTTTCAACTTTTGGAAAAGAGCGTTTTCAGATACAGGCGCAACTGCGCTCTGTGCAAACTTTCTTTCTCTATATGCAGAATATGGATTATTTACAGATACGTTTCTGTCAACATCATATTTCTGTCTATTGAAATCTGTTCTAGGTGCAGGTGAACTACTGCTACCCGCGCTCGGAGCACCACCCATCAAAGAAGCTATTCCTCCTGCACCTGCACCAGCGGCTGCACCAGCGGCTGCGGCTTTTCCTCTACCTTTTCTTGAAGGTCCTTTTTTATTCAACAGTTTATCTATTTTTTGCCTTCTCATTGCGGCTTTTTCAGCGGCACTTCGGGCAGTTCTCTTCATCGCTGTTTGAAATGAAGTTTCGGTTTCTTTTTTTGCTACAACAGAAGCAGGTTTTGCACCAGTCTTTGCCGTTTTAGTTGCAAGTTTAGCACCTTTAATACCAGCCTTAGCCGCTTTACCAGCTATATAACCTGCACCGCCTGTTAATGCACCAAGTCCTATTAGACCTGTATCAATGGCTGCATCTACAGCGGCACCTTTATAATCACCAGACTTAAGTTTTTTGGCTGCACCATAATAAGGAACTAAAATTTCTGCACCAATATCGGCTGCATCAGCGGCTGACCCTTCTTGCATACTTCTTTTTTCTTCAAGTTTTCTTTTGAATAATACTTTTCTAGCACCAGAACGAGCAAGTTTATTAATGCCAACACCTAACATACCAGCCGCACCAGCAGTAACACCTGTTATGCCGCCACCAGCAGCCTGACTAATCCTAGAAAAAGTTCCTTCTCCAGCTTCTCTCTCTTTTTCAGCTTTTTTGCCCATAGCAATAGCACGAACTTGTGCTGTTTTACCGTATTTGCTTTTTATTCTTCTGAGAGTTCTTTGTGCTTTAGAATCTCTAACTTCTTTTTCAACTTCATCATCAGTAGGTTGTGCATATCTTTGAGCATATACACGCTGTGCAGTAGACACTGAAATTTCATCTAATTGTGTCTCTTCACTAATACCAATGCTTTCGAAAGGAACAGTTATGAACTTGTTAATCTTGTCTGCCCAGTAGAGAGCAACTTTTTGCCCATCAGGAAATATACGAATTGCTCTACGTCTCATAATGATGAGAGGTGGAATTTTATTGATATCGTTTGCACTACCAGTTAATGACTCATCAAGTTCTTGATATTCTGAACCTTCTTTGAGTTCTGCTTCACCGCTATCAACGTAGTTTACTGCGCTTGAGAGATAGTCTGAAGCAAGTGTAATCTTTGACTGCAACCAGGCTTCTAGTTTACCTTCGCCATTGAGCTTATCAAGGATTCTTTGTGCAGATGATATGGCAGTCTTAAGTTCAGAACGAGCCATAGAGAACTCACCGTCATGTTCTGGTGATAGTTCTTCGCCAAGACTTTGCTTGACCTTCATGAAAGTTCCTTGATTTGCCATAACCACATTAAGCAGTCTGTCTAGCAACTCAAGCAATGCATCACGTTCTGCTTTTGTCATCTTGACATTATCTTTATTGAGAGCGCGTTTTAACATAGTAAGTTTATTAGCATCAAACAAACCTGCTCGAACAAGTGTTGATAGCTTACGCATTTCCGAAGCCGATTCTACACTTTCAGATAGAACTTCTAAATCTTTTCTGATTTGAGTGACGCTTTTCATTATTACTTATCCTTGCCAAAATAGCTTTGTGCAATCTCAACTTTCTTTTCTTCAAGTTTATCTACGGCTCTTTCTGTAATAGCCGCAGAAAAGGCATTTCTCATACCTTCTAAGTCTTGCTCAAGAATGTTATCGAGCGCTTCTTTAATGCTGTCGTTCTTTGTATTTTCCATAGCTTTTCTCCTAAATACTCCAATTATTTATATTAATTTGTTAATTCACAATTGAAATAATAGATTTCTTGTCTATTAACGTTCAACTGAGCATTACTACCAATCAGCTTGTTTGGACCATCAGTCACAATCACTTTAGAACCTCTTGGTAATATAAACTCATACTCTTCAGGATTAGCCGAGAAATTTTCAGCATATAGTCCGTTACTTTTTTCAGGAACTTTAATTTGTAATATAGTTGCTTTTGATGTTGTTCCTGCTTGCTTTGCACTATTCATAATGATAGCAGGGTCTATCGTGCCGGATCTAAAACCTTTAAATCTGATTGTTGAACCCGGTGTTAATTCTAGATTTTCATTGACACTTGCATAGATGTTCATGTCAACAGGCGTTCTCATACGAGAAATTGCATCATCAAGCATCTTAATCTGGTCTGGAACAACATCACCATCATAGTCTGGTACAATCTGTGTAGTCATTATATTAGCAGGTAATGCATTCAGTCTAGCATTGATTTCTTGATATCCACCATCTGTAAACTGTTTAATAACATCTAGTTCTTCATTACTAAAGTTTTCTGGTGAATACTCTTGTGTTAGTATACCGTCAAGTGCAGCCTTTTGTGGTGCTAGTGCTTGAGCGAGTTTACCCAAATCATCTGCTGAATTTTGTTTATAGTCGTTTGTTTTAATAGCTTTTGCAAAAGGAACAAGTCGTTCATTTTGAACAATGTGTGTGACTTGTTTAGTTATCGGATCTTCGTATCGTCCAAAACCGACATAAACAAGTCCAAGTCTCTTAGCTTCTACTGCGGCTTCTGATGATGATTCTCTTGATGCTAAATTTAAATCTTCTACTAGTTTCTTCATTTCACTAACTCAACTTCATCAGGTTGGATTTCAAACTTGCTAGGTGCTGACATTTCTTCATTTTGCATTGTTGCATCAGCCGGTAAACCTGCGCCAGCTGGCATTTGTTCTGCTGGTATTACTTCTGATGACTGGTTAACAGGTTGCATTCCTATTGGTGCTTGCCCCATTGTTGTATCTGTTTGAGGAACATCTTGTGCTCCTTCATCTGCAATCTGTATATCGATTTCTTCAATATCTTCATCTGTCTGTTGAAGAACATTTTTACGAACCCATTCTTTTGAGAAGTAACGACCGACATAAGGGTCAACAGCTTGAAGAAGAGTCAGACGATTTGTCATTAACTCCGCATCTTTAAGCTCATCAAAGTTGTTGTCTTTTAAGAAGTCATACCAAATTTCTTCTTTGAAAGAGTTCCACTCTTCTTCGGTACAAACTTTTTTCAGAACGAGTTGAACACGAAGGCAATCATCAAATAGAATTGAAAACTTATTGCGAAGTCTTGAAATAAACTTGCTAAACTTAAGTTCGTCTCTAGTAATTTCTGTTGACCTACCAAGAGAGAATCCTTGACCCTGTTCTAATCTTGAAGTAGGAACGCCTAATGCTTTGTATAGTTTCTTTTCAAAATACTTAACATCTTCTAATTCGCCGAGATTCATACCACCAGGAAGAGTTGTGATTTCAGTTCCTTTAGAACCTTCACGGCGCGGTAACCAGAAATCTTCAAGCATGGAAAGATGTTTCCTATCATCTTTGATTTCACCAGTGCTTGAATCGTAAACTAATTTGTTACGATATTTTGTCATAATATCTTTGAGATATTGTTCTGCTTTGATTGTCGGCATATTACCAACATCAACATAGAATACACGACGTTCAGGTGCGCGTGAGAGACGATAGATAACTGTAGCATCTTCAACCATACGAAGCTGATTGAGAGGTTTAATAGCTTTGTGCAAATAAGAAAGAACCATCGTTCTCTTTGCATCCATAAGACCAGAATTGACATTTACGATTGCGTCGGTAGCAATCTTTGTTCCGAGATTTGAGTGAGCGCCAATAACGCCACGTTCATTGTAGAGATAGTATTCTTTGACCTGCTTGATAACTTCAATACCAGTTTGGTCTTTTGTCTTTTGAATTTCACGAACTTTACGAATACGACGCGGGTCAACATAACGAAGCTCTTGAATACCGTCTTGAGGTCTTTTTTCATTGATAATAAGATGATAGAAAAGACGACCATCAATATACCAACGACGGAATATATCA